CCATCAAGTTTATACTGGAAAGAAAGACCTGGCGACACATCTAGATCCAACGATCTGATTTCAGTTTGACCACTGCACCATTCCGTATTTCAATGCGAGTCTCACCTCTCAGTCGTCTTCTCACCTGATAGTTTTCACAGTGAACAGGCTCATGCAGAACGAACTTGCAGGTGTGGAAACCACCGCCACACATGACACCTTTCCAGCCCTGCTGTTCGCGACAGTGCCAGTAGCCCAGTTCAGCCAATCGTGCTTGATATAATTTTGCGTCTTTCATACACAAATATTTAAAAACTTTGGTAAAATGAGTGCGGAAATGTGACTAAGAGTCTACAACTTCTGTGTTGTTGGAAAAATAACGCCATGCACCACCTGAATAGTACACAGGCACTGTGGCAGTAGAGTCTCCATTGGATGCCATGGCAATCATGCCATCTGCTAGGTCTGTTCTATCGTACAGTTGAGCACGAGTTTGTCCGTTCAATTCCAGCACAGAATTAATTTTAACCTGTCCTGTGTGAGGAGTAAGAGTCAGTTCTGCAGAAGAACTTGAAACGATTGTGTCTGGCAATTGAGTGTTGGCAATCTTGCTGGAACTGTCCAGTCCTGCCACACCTGATGCTTGATTTCTACCATTGATAAGATTTGTTATCTCATCCAGAGCCGCTTTTAAATTTGGTCTAGCAGATGCTGGGTTGTCTGCGCCTGCGTCTAGATTTGTGGTGACAATGTTGTTTGCGTTAGCTGGCCATGCCATGATAATCTCCTGTGTTGTTCATATTTATAATAGATTTCCTGTCGTGCTGTCAATTGATGCAGTTTCCAATCCTTTTACAAGAAAATCCATGGTTGCATCCACTTCAGCGGCAGTGTTGGGTTTGAATAATCTCACTGTGAATGAGTCTGTGGCTGTGCTCACCAATTGTATCAGTGGCACTGAGGTGATGGCAGATGTGGTGATGCCACCTGCTGTGCTTACAAAATAATCCACTGCGGTGTAGTCATCTTCCACATATTTGCTTTCGCCTGTGGCACCTGATACCACAGTGTCTGCCACTGTCGTTAATGGTGTGGCTCCCACAAATGTGATTGCAGAGTATGATCTTGCAGTTGGTATGGTTCTTGTGACACTGGAGCCATCATCATAGGTGGCTGTGTTCACTGAGCTCAACACTTCTTCAATGTTTTTGGCAGAGAAGTTCACACTGACTCCTGTCAGTCCTTGTGGTTGTGCATTGGTGCCTGAATTGATTTCCACAGTGACTCTGTAATATCTTTTGGCTCCAAAAGAAGCATATGTGGGTGACGATGTTCTGGTCAATACCACAGAACTTGCAGAACTCATGTCTGAGTTGTTGGAACCTTCTATGGTGATCTTTGGAATGTCTTCGTTGCTGGAATCTAGTGTGATTGGTGTGCTTCTGTCACCGTCTAGACCTGTAGATAGTGTGACTCTGGGCACCACTTTGATAGATTTGCCCACATCCACAATAGTACCTGTGAAACTGACTCTGGTGCTGGAACTTAAATTTTGATACCAAGAAGTCCAGTTGTCCCAAGTTGCATAGGGTGATGTGTTGAGATCTGTCCAAGTCAATGTGTCCTTGGGAAGATATATTCCTTGTCCTTTGTCGTAAAAACCTGTGCCTGCCATTATGTGTCAAGGTCAAAATTTTGACCTTCTCCTCCTTCTTCTACTCCACCGCCTGCTATATCTGCCAATTTATCTACAGTGACGGATTTGCCTTCATAATTGTTCGCTGAATCCACACTGTGCAAAATAATTTCTGCTGATTTTGACAAATTTTCAGGAATTGATACCAATGCTAGTACATCTCTCCACAACACACTGATGGTCACTGTGCCATCTGCCTTTGCAACCAATGTGTTGGCTGGAATGGTTCTTTCAAACCCACTCATTAATACTAAACTGATAACGCCGTCATTGCTAAAACTGGTGCCACCCTGTTGAACCCTTATAAGGTAATGAGTAATGTTGGTGTCTTTAGGTGTAAAAGTCAATTTTCCTATTTCTGTGTTTGGTGCTAACGCCATGTGTTATCCTATATAAATTTTGTTGGGTGTGTATGTCAAAGCAGTTGGTCCTTGTATTTCATCACCTGGTTTGGGTAAATTGATAACAGGTCTGTTGATGTCAACCCCCTTTTCATTGATGGCATAATTGCCTGCTTGATGCTCTATTGCACCAAACTCCAGTGTGCCTGCAGAGTTGATTCTCATTTCTGCAACTCTAAACACACCATCTAATCCTATGAATGGCTCTGTGACTTGAACAAGATCTCCCACTGATACATTGGCAGGAGCAAGATTGGTCTGTAAGGAAACATATTTAGAAGTTCTAGATCTTCTCACAAAAACTTCTGCAAACTGTAGAGCTTGTTCTCTGCTGGTTATGGTGGCCATAACAATTTTTTTCTCTAATCTAACACTGTTGTCTTCTGCAAGAAAGGCAGTGTCTGTGGCAGAACCTTCTTCAGGAAACACCACTTCGTTGGGTTGATACTGCACTGTGGGATCTGCATAGGTAATGATACATCTGTTAATTTTGGCACTTTTTGTTTCACCTTCCAATTGAACACCGCCAATGATATGATCATTGGTTATTGCAAATGCTGTGGCAGGAGAAGCAGGTGTGGCAGAAATATCTGTGTCATCGCCTCCATGCTCAATTTTTAATCTAAACTTGCCCTGTTGATAAGGCATGATGCCTCTGAAATTGGCCAATAAAATTTTTGTATTGCTCAACAGTGTGTTGCTGGTATCTACCACAGCATTACAAGTGAATGCCTTGCCTGTGGAAGATGCAGTGTAGGTCACTGTTTGATCACATAGGTCAGCCGCAGTTTTGAATGACGGCCAATGAATATTTGTGTTGGATAAACCTTTGCCATATCTGGGTGATCTCAAATAATCTGTTATAATGGAAACAGGATTGTTGCTGTACACCTTGGTATCGCTGTTGTAGGCAGTGCTGTGTTCAGATGTGCTGTCAGCACCCACTGTGGTCACATCAAAAATCTTTTTGCCTTTTATTTCTGCTTTGACAATAGGAACACCACCTGAGTATGGATTGTTTTTTTGATCATCTTGTGTTTTAATTTCTTTCCATTCATATCTCAGAGCCAAATAAGCAAGACCTCTTAATCTGTGATCACTGCCCCAACCTGGTGCTTCTTGTAATAGAGATGAAGACACTTGATCGTCTCTGCCATCAAAAAATTGTACTTTTAGTCTGTCTTTAAATTTGCTAGAACTGTCTGCATCTGCCACCACGCCGTGAGCAAAAGAAGTCAATCCCACTGTTTGATCATCAATGGTAAGATTTTCTAAACTGTTGATTTGTCCTTCTGATATCACAATGGCCACATAAAGATATTGATTACTGTCTCCGTTTGTGGAAACAAACACACGAGTACCACCCACTGTTCTTTGACCATACACAATGGGTATTTTAGAAACAGCAGAATCTTTGTTGAGAAGCACACCTTGTAGAGCTGACTCTTGATCTGGTATGTCCATGTTGAAGTCTGGAACTTCCATGTTGAAACCAAATGGTGATGTTATTGCAGAAACAATACCACCAAAGATTTTGCCTATACCGCCAATAATTTTTTCACCAATTTCAATAATTGGTTTGAAAGGATTACCACCCATTGACGATCTCCCTTTTGTAGTTGTCTGAGAAATGTTTGTATCCCATTCTATTGTAAAATTTTTCTATTCTTGCATTTTCTTTGCCAAATCCATAATTCAAATACACTTCAAGAGCACCTTTTTCAGCACCCCAACGATACACTCTGTCATAGAATGTTTTGGCTGTCATGCCTTTTCTGTGTGCAGGTTCTAGGTAAAAAAATATGTCCTGCACAAACACATCATATGAAAAATTATAATTTTGTAGAGCCACTGCTGAAGCTCCTACAATTTTGTTTTCGTGTTCTGCAACCAACACTAGATATCTAGGGTTTCCTAAGCTGTTAAGGTAGTAGTTTTTAACATAAGCTTCATGATACGGTATGTGACTCCAGTTTGATTCCATGTACTGTTTTCGTGCTAATTTTAAGCACTGTGCTAGGTCTTGTTTTTCAAAAGTTCTAATCTTCATACTGTTTCTCCCAACACATATCTGAAATAGCAAAACCATTTCTTACCAACAGAGTTTCTCTGACTGTGTGATCCAATAGATAACTGCTGGATCTTGTTCTAACTGTTTTGATATCCAATCTACGACATTCTTTGTAGACTGCATTCAATAAATCTTGATAGTATTCTCTGTGTGTCGTGTGCAGATGCATAAGATCAATCACACACACAGGTTTGCTGTTCCATGGATTGAGACTGATTTCAGCACAGATAAAACCTGCCATTAGGTCACCTTCAAACAATCCCAACACAATGATATTTTGATTCACAATAATATTTTTGACTGTGGTGTGAAAATGTAGGTCATTCCAATCCACATCTACCCAACCTCTTTCATGACAACCTTTTTTGCCCAGTTCAAGTATTGCTTGTATGTCTTTCTTTTCACACTTTCTCACATACATTATGATCTACCCCATTTTAAATCTTGTATAATCTCTGGTGAAAAATCCATGCCTTTGTCATTGGCAAAATGCACATTCTGTGAAGCAGGGTTGGTTCTTCTACCATTGGTTCTTTCAAAGTTTGCAAACTGTGATGCCGCTGTGACTGTGATTGCCGCAGAGTCATCAGATTCTCTCACTCCATAACCTGAGATGTTGCCATCAAATATCATGAACACTTCTTCTGGTGTTAATGAATAATCATTTTCCAGTATGGCTCTGTAGATAACAATTCTTTTATCAATATAATTGTTGTTGGTTAATTGTGACAGTGTTGTGGTGTCCACTGCTGTGAATGTTATATCCAAACTGCTGAGTCTTAGATCAGAAGTTTCTGTGATGTTGCCATAACTTAAAAATTGACCCTGTGCTAGGTAAGTGTTGGTGCCTGCAGTGGGTGCCGTGTCTGAATCATACTGCACATTCGCATTGGTTGAAGTGTAATACAGTGGAGTATCAAAATGTAATTCAATTAGGTCAGCAACAAAAAGACTGCTACCAGCCAGTTTGGTTTGAGCAGATGAAATTATTGATCGTGTCATTATATCTCCTCATTTAACACCAACTCATATTTGAATGTACCGTCTGCCTGTGTAATAAATTTAATGACGTCTTTGTCTAGATACACTGTTAATGGCACATTGTCATAAGTCACTGTTGTTGAATTGGTCACTGCTGTGGTCAACTGTGGATAAAAATGAATAAAGTCTTCTGACGAAGCATCCATATTAACATCCTCAGTCAACATATAAATTTTGTTGTGATTTGAAAATTTAATTATGTCACCCTTCTTAAGAGTGCCTGAACCACCGTTGCCTTTCACTAGACTGGAGCCAATACCATAAGTGGCATTCAGAGTGATTGTGCCTGTGGCAGTGCCGCGAGTTGAACCAATGCCTGGTGGAACGAAAGTGAATGCTTCAACTTGACCATCCTGTTGTATAAGAAAACTGTAATCAGACATAAATTCTGGTCTGTCTTTGTTGGGTGATTGAACTTTTAGACTCCAAAATTGATTGCCTGCTTTGATTCTTTGTGTTTTGCCTGACACACTTTTTGAAACTCTGCTGTTGGTGTTAGATTGAAAATCTAATGTTTTAAAACCTGTTGTGTTGGGAAATGAACCGCTCATATTATGCTGTTAAACTCCTTTTGCCTCTTTCTGCAAGGCCTCTGTTGATTAATCCTATGATTAATTCTTGTCTTGTTGTTAATAATTCATTGAAGTCTGTGGCATCAATGGTGTTGATGTTGAATGTGACATTGATGTTGTCTCCTTCGCCTCCACCCACACTGCCACCTGAACCAAAAGAGTCATCATTGCTCATCACTGAGCCTGCTGATCTAGGAACAAAAATTTCAGGTCCTTCTTCTCCTACTATTACTGGCTGATTTGCCGCGGCTGGTCCACCATCTGCTAAGAATGGTATTCCAATGCTGGAGCCTCCTGTGAAGAATGCTAAAACGGCTCTCAATCCAATTTCTTTCTTTAATTCTGAATTGACACCTTTTTGTGAATTTCTAATAGAATCAATTTTTCTTCTCATGGCATCAAACACAAATATTTCCAATGCCAATTGAATTAATCCTGATATCAATTGTTTTAAAATTTGTTTGCCCAGTTCTCCCAGTGCTTCTGACAATGACTTCGTGCCCATAAGAGCATCTGCAAATGCATCACCAACACCTCTTTTGAATGTTTGAAAAGTTCCAATCAACAATTGAACTGCCTGTTGAGCAGGATCAAATTTTTCAATCATTTCATCAAATGTTTTCATAAATGCATCTTTAAAATCTTTTACAGTAAAAGTTAAACTTTTTTGACCATCTTCTAATACTTTATTTTTTTGAATCATGCCATCAAGGGCTTTTTCAGTTTCTGCTAAAGCTTCTTTTTCTTCTCTAAGAGCCGCAATAAATTCCAAAGCGGCAGTAGTTGCTCCGCCAAATGCTTCTGGATTTTCTTCCAATTTTAAAATCATTTCTTCTATGGAAGGTACAGCGTCACCTTTAACTGTATCAGTCATATCAACAAAACTTGCTCTTATTTTTTCATTGCTTTTTCTAATCTGGTCAGCATTTTCTCTCAATGCCTTTGCACCTGAATCGTTGCCTATGGCTTCATAAAAATTTGCTATTGTTTCTTTACCTGAAGCAATGCCGTCCATTATGTTTGCAAATAGACCTATAATTTTGTCTGTGACACTTCCTATCACTGCCACAATTAATTTGCCTTTGATACCAAGAGCAAGGAATCCAATAACTCCTAATGTTTTGATATAACCTGGTAAACCGTTAGTGAATGCTATTAATGAATTAAATCCTTTTTGAACTCTTATAAACAAAGGTGATACAAAATCTATCATGCCTGCTGTGCCTAAAATAAATCTTTCTACAGTGTCAACAAAACCTGCACCAAATGCCTGAGCACCTTTTTCAATGTTGTCAAAGTTTTTGGTTAGTGCTTTGTCTAACAGACTCACTGTGGCCTTCAATGTGTCAAAAGGTCCTGAGTCAGAAATTATTTTTTTGATGTTGAAAAATTTATCACCTACCATGGATTGCAATCCATCCAATGTATTGGCCATCGCCACGGATGCATTACCAAATCGTCCATCTGGTCCAAACACTTTGTCAAATGCTTCAGCAGTTTCTTCAGCTGTGACTTTGACACCATCTTTGAAACCTAATAGGTTTTTGATACCTCGTTCTCTTAATAGATCAGCGGCAGATATACCACCTGAAAGAGCTCTTTGTATCTGTTCACCAGCAACTTGAAAGTTAAGTCCTGATATTGCGGCAACATTGGCAGTTAATTGTAAATTCTTGCCAAGTTCTTCTGCGTCTTTGGAAACGACAGCAAGGTTACCTGAAGCCGCCGCTATTTCTTCAAGTGAGAATGGTACTGTGCCTGCAAATTTAGAAAGTGTGTCAAATGCTTTGGAACCTTCTTCTGCACTACCAAACAAAAACTTTAATCTCAGACCCAAGTTCTCAACAGTTTTACCTGTTTGAACAATGCTTCTTGAGAATTTGGCAACACCAACTGCGGCAAGGGCCGCACCAGCTAGTCGTAGAGCTCCACCTAGATCCAAACTGGCTCTAGAGGTTTTGCCCAAACTTTTGTTTAGCCTGTCAATCTGTTGTTGACCTTTAACGGCTACGTCTATGTTTAGCGGTGTTGACGCCATGTTTTTGACTCCTCATTGTTGCCTTAGCATCTTCTTGTTCTTGTACAAGATACTGATACCAGTATCCCAATTCCAATGTTGTAAGTTCCATAATCTCAGACAAAGTTTTTTTAAGTCTGTCTGCTAAGGTGAGCAGAAACTTTAGCTCAACATTGTTTTTTACTCCTTTGCGATTTGTTCCTGACTCATCTTCTGAGTGGCAGAAGCATTGTTAATCGCAGAAGCAACTTTCACAATAACCTGAGGATCAGCTTCATTCAATAAAGTAATCCTGTCAGCATCGTGAAACATTTTAGAGCCATCAGCTTTTCTTGCCTTTACAATTATTGATTCTACTAATGCATCTACAATTTTACCTGAAGTTTGCAATTCAATAATCTTTGACTCGTCTTTGAAGGCATAGGTTGATTTGTAGTAGATATCAGTGCCCCATTCCTCACAGTGGTATTTTTCTAAATCTCCACCATTTATGTGTTGATAGTGTGATTTAATTTTATCAGTTATGTTTGCCATTATTTCCTCCTAGTTCTAGATTTGGCTAAGACTTCACGTAGGGCGGGTCGTGTCATCCCTCGCGGTGCTTGTTTTGATTTACCTGCATCTAATAAAGATATGTATGAAACTGAATTTGATACTTTGTATGCAGTATCGTTTTGCTTTTTCAGTCTCCAACCTTTCTTAGCACGACCAGACCGTACTGGTGTCTTCCCTTTAATTGTGTTAAAGAGATCTTGGGAAATCAGGCGAACCATTTCAGTAGTTTTATCCGTCAACTGAGTGGTTACCTTTTTGCTATCAAAACGGATTTTTGTTGATATCATCTATATTATACGTCTACTTTAGCTAAAACGCCTGAACCTGTAAATGCAATAGATAATTCAACGGCTCCGTCATGATTAGATGTGATTGAGTGTGATGTTATGATAACATTTCCACTTAATTTTACACCTGTTGATGTGCCTGATGGGTATAATTCAATAGCCGCTGGATCGTTTCCAATTGCTGAGAATAAACTGTTGTGTCCATCAAGATCATCAATCAAAAATAGATCTGCTGAACCTGAGAAACTTGTTAAGCCTCCTAGGTATGTTCTTGCAGAACTAGAATCCATTGATGTTGTTTCTACTGTGTCCGTAGTCTGTTCAACTGTGAAGTTTCTGACTGCGGCAACAGTTGCTACTGCTGAAGAGTTATCAGAGAATTTGATTACTCCTGATTCACCAGTATAAACATTTGCTCCATTATTTGCCATGGGTTAGTCCTCCTGTTTGGGGTTTGTGTTAAAAAAATCTTCTGGACTTGGAAGATCTTCTATGGTTGTTTTAAGAATCTCTGGTTCAACTTTGAGAGTGGCTCGTGGTTTGACCACTGCTGTCTTCTTGGTTGTTTTTGGAGATTCTTTAGAGGGTTTGAAAGTCCATCCCTCTTTTCTATGCTGTCTAACATCTCTGTTTTGAACAACTTTAGAAACTTTGCCTTTGTGCATTTGTATAGCCATTATAAGACTCCTTTTCTGTATTTGTATCTAACATCCACATTTACAATCACCTCACCTAGAGGCAATTCTCTTTCAACCACTTCAACATTAGACACATGAGTTGTGACGTTGTTGATGTTGGTGCTGGATAATGTTAAATCTCTGTTTCTAGAAACTTCAAGTGTTTCTTCTATTTTTTCTACAATGTTATTTCTAAGAGTATCAATTTGAGTGCCTCTCACATAACATCTCAAAGAATATTGTATAAGGCCTTCTCTGTGCAGTGTAGAAATGTCTTCTCTGGTTTCATTAGAAGTGATAACCAGTACAGCAGGAAATTGTGTGATTGCTAATTTCTGCACATCAAAAAACTCTCTGGACACCATGCCTGGTGCAGGGTCTGTCATGTTTCTTAATTGTTCAACAATGTTGATTGCTATGTTTTCTCTTGCACTCACTACCTAATTAACCTACCATGATAAAATGTTTGTTTTTCTGAATCATCAAAAGAACCTGAACTGTCAAGATCGTAATGGACACCTTCTCTGATTATAAGATCAAATTCTTCCAAAAACTTTTCTTTGTAATAATTTAATTTTTCTCTGAAAGCATCTCCATCTGGATCAAATGTAGAGAGTCTAGGATAGATGTAGTAAGCTAGAACATGATACACACTGGCTCTAGTGAACTGTGTGCTGTCCAACTTACTGGGTGACAATTTTCTTGCAGTGCCTACTATTGAAATGTCGTAATCAGAATAATTTGCAGTGGGCCACCATTTTATGTTCAACAAACGAATAATATCATCGTATGATTTGGCGTGTAAATTTGGATTTGAGAAATCTTGAATACCGTAATTTTTAATGTCTGGTTCAAATTCAAGTATGTCTGAATCTGTGCTAAATTGTGCCATATTGGTCCTTCCAATAATTAATTTTATAAAAGATCAAGTCCTTCTTGATTCTACAATTATTTAGTGAATAAACTCAAGAAGCTTTTGTTATGCATTATTTCACAATCAATATCAGGCAATTGATCATGCACTGCTATTATCTTGTGAGTTTTTGACATCAATCTAATATGTCTATTGCAAGAATTGGTATATTTGTGTGGTGATACTTTGCCGTAATTGTACACACTGTTATGATTCAAACCCCAGTCACAACCAATGATATACACAGGATCCTGTGCAAGGTTTGTGGCCAACAGCACTGCCAACATACCTGAATTGATAGGATCCACACCATGGCATTGGTGCACAATATTCCAAGGTGGCTTTTGGTAAGCATCTCTGGTATAATACTTTACATCCTGTTCAATGTTTTTGTTGTTTTCTTTAACAATTTCTTGATCAAAACAAACCACATGACCAACTGCTCTGTCTCTTCTTATAAAATTACAACCTATTTCATTTTCTTGCAAAGGAAATTTGTTTAATAATTGATTTCTTGATAGGCCATTAAACCAAACTATTGTTGCTTTCATATCTGTATTTAGGCCATAAAAAAAAGGGCGATATTGCTACCGCCCTTTAAATTGAGTGTACTAATTGTTATTAGCTAACTTGGTTGTCAACAACAACTTTAACACCATAAGAGTCGTGTAATTCACTTACACCATATACAGCAGTTGCAACTAATTCAGTTGCTCTTGCACTTGCATCTCTTTGTGTTTCAATTTTCATATCTGATCCAATTGCTAAACCTAATGCATCTCTTGAGAAGACAGCATTAACACAACTAGGTGCAGATGACTCAACTACATTTGAAGATTCGTAGATATCAATACCTGCGATTCTACCAACATAACCTTCAGTCATTGCCGCATTAACAACACCTGTGTTGCCTTGTGGAACGAAAGTTGAAGTCATAGTTTTCTTCATATTGTAGATTGATTTAGGATTGAATACACCAACATATGCGCCTGGTACTGCCGCCGCTTTTAATTTAGCCGCCGCCGCAAATAAGTGAGCCGCAGTCATTTCGTCTTGCGTTTCACCGTCTGCACCTAAGGCATAAGTTGAGAAGCCTGAGAATAGAGCAGTTAAGTCTCTGTCCATTTTTCTTGCTATTGCATCTCCCATTAATCTTCCTAAGTCTGCAATTACATTTGAAGTTGCAAAGTTTAAAGATAAGTCAGATACATTTGTTGCAAAACCTACTTCTGTTAAAGTTATATCTTTTTTAGAAGTTGATATTGCCGTCAGTGCCATGTCGTCTGCTTCAGTTAAAGCCGCCGCAGTTATTGTTGGGTAGATAGGTACTTGTAGAACTTTGCCCGCATTTGCAGGAACTGTAAAGTTTCTTACAAGACCTTTCATTATTGATTGTTCTGATGCCACGAAAAGTGCTTCTTGCACGATAGGGGCTAACAGATCGTCTAGTGTGGTTGTCTGTGTTTTAATTTCACCAGCCATTGTTTTTCTCCTGTTTATTTGTTGACCTTGTGATCAACAGTTTGTTAATGTTAAATTATGCCTTGCTTCTTACGATACTCAGCATAAATTTTTCTATGTTCTGGATTTTTCATATCCAATTTCATAGGATCAACACCATCAACTGCGTTAGCACTCACGGAGGATTGAGATCCACCTCCTGCGGGTCCTGCCTGTACAAAGTGAGGAGAATTCTTTAGAAATTCGTCTACTAATTGCACAGGTGATAAAGGATCACCACTTTCAGTGTATCTCGTTTGACCTGATACTGGATCAATCACTTCTACTTGTCCTGTTTCTGACATTCTAACCTGATCCCTTACAAGTCTTGTGACTTGGTCAGGATTGATTGCTTTCTTTTGTGATGCCGCATTTAACAATGCTCCATCAACTTTGATTTTTGTCAGTTCAGTGTGAAGAGATTGTAATTTGGAATTTGCCTTATCAGCTTGTTCCTTCAGTATCTTTTCAAACTCACCCTTTGCTTTTTGCTCATTAAGTTTCTTTTTTTCTTCTTGAGCAATCAACTCGTGGTACTTTGACACATCCACATCAGAGTATTTTCTTAACACTTTGTCTTCTGTTCTTGAACGAACAGCCGCCATTGCGTTTTTGAATTCATCTTCTGTGTAAGTCTTAGGTGTTTCTACCTGTGCCTGCGAGGGTTCTTGTTTTGTCTTAACTTCTTCTTGAGTCGCAGTAGTTTCAAGAGTAGTGTTGTTTGATGTATTTTCGTCAGTCATCTGTCTGGTGCTCCTTTTATTAGCGGTTGGATTTACCTCAATGATATTTATTTGTTTTGTGCAAATATGAGCGGTTTATGGGTTAGTAGAACATATCTGGATCATCCAGTCCCCATGCTCTATAATAATCTGTTTTTTGTAAAAATTTTTGGGCTCGTTTTAATTTAGACAACTCTTGTATGATCATAAGTGGTGCTTTGCCAAAACTGAAACTGACACCTTGGTGCAGTCCTGCATTGTCTGGGTGATCATACAGCACAGCAAAGTTGCTTCTGGCAGAGTGAATTCTTCTTGCAAGATTAGACAGCTTCTTCTCTGATATTGTGTGGTTGAAATAGACTACGATAACATCCAAATTAAGAACACTGAACAGATCACAATATTGAACACACTGCTCAAAAACAGTAGACCTAGCAGGCACGATTTGGA